TTATTTGTTTTGTATATGCTTTATTTTAAATTCTTTCAGTGACTTTTCTATCTTTTGATAAAGGTCTGTCGTTTTTGTTGAGTATGTAGATAAAGAACCCCTAGGCTCATCTGCGAATCTGAATAATTCATCTGCATCTGCATATATTGATACTAACTCATTATAAGCATCTTTACAACTTGAAGGATAATCATTTAGTTGTGGCATTATAGCCTCGATTGAATCTTTCTTTTGTTTTAGTCTCTTATAGGTATCTGTTGTGATAATAAACTCTTGATGCTTCGCTAAGGCTTCATTGAAATCAGTGCAATATTCTCCATTGTATTCATGATCGTAAATTACTTTTCTCCAAGTATCACAATAATGAAGAGCTATTGCTTCACTTAAATCAGCTTCTTTCTCAATCATAGAAGCGGTATTAGAGAGTTTTGCTATATACTCCTTTTCTGAATTACATGAAACCAAAACTATGGCTAGTATCGCACTCAAATAAAAAAACTTTTTCATCATATCGTTATTTTTGTTACACAATCAATTTATTAGAATCCTGTTTGTAATACTGTATTAGAGTATTACAAGATTGATATTTTATATTCAAAAAAACATTTATTTTATTACTTGAAGAATATCCAATGATACGCTTATTTGATTCTTCTGGAATTCTAAAATTCAGAAAGGGACTTTGTGAATGCGAATATAGTGAAATGAAAATAACAACGAGCATCAGCAGAGTTTTCTTCATGTGTTTAAGTATTTTGTTTGTTATCGTTTTCTCTATAAACAATGTTTGTATTTCCGCTATAAAGTTAACGCAAAACATTGATAACGCCAAAATAAAAGGGTAGTAAAGTTAACAAAATAGATTTTTACTCTAAATTAAATAAGAAAATGAGGATAATGCTAGAAACCTGTTCAAAGATAGTTCAAAGAATTGCCCTTTTTATTTGCCCCCAAACGGGGATAATTACACTTATCCTATATATAATAAAAAAGCCAATACTAATTGTACTGGCTTTATTTTGTGAATCTTGACTTGATTTTCTTCGTCGGGGTAGCGGGATTCGAACCCACGACCCCCTGCTCCCAAAGCAGCATGATAATAAAGGGTATTCAGCTACATATCAGTTAATTATAATGATGTGAGCTAACCATTTCAAAGATAGTTCAAAGAACGCTATTTTGAGGGCTTCATTTTAGCCCTTTCTAACTCATAATTCAAGAGAGCTATCTCTTGATCCTGGGCACTGTTTTTCTGCAATGCTTTCCGAAGCTGTTCCCGGAGGGAAGCGATTAATTTGTCTTTTTCTTCCATACATTTATATATTAAGATAAAACACTATGCAATTACAAGAACTTCACATCTATTCAGAGAAATCATCATCTGATACAAAAATTTCCATCAAAAATAAAGATGGAAAAATACTTTTTGAATGTTGCTATTCCAATGATGTAATCCCAACTTTTAACCCTATTGAACTTCTAAGATTATCCTTAGAAGGAGATATTGATGTTTCATTTCAAATAAAAACAAATATGTCGCAAAAATCAAAATGTGACAATCCTCGGATTAGTTGCGAGCAACCTCGCAATGAAACCAGCCGAATGAATCAATAATATCCAGGTATATGCAGTTCTTTCTTTTGCATCCAAAGCGACTCATTTGGTTTTATAACAAGAATATCAATCGGGAATCCTACATTATCCTTTTTATAGGTAAATCTCATGTGCTGAATAGTCGTACTGATAAGAAAATAGACATATTCAATTGTTTCCTGCAATGAAAGTTCATTATACCTACATCTTTCTATGTTGATATCATAATATAAACCATCTGTTCCCCTATATGCCACATCTTGCGAAAACAGGTCAACAATATCTACTTGCCCATCATAAATACAGCCGTCACGTTCAGAAACATCTTTAATATGGCTTTCTTTATCGTTATTGTCAAATTTAGAAACATATCTTTTCCCGTTTTCATATCCGCATATATGAAATATAACATAATACTCTTTGCCTTTGGCTTGATTGTTGACTATATTCTTTAAATCAATTTCAACTTGAAGTAAAGTTATATTTTCCTCTTTTTTAGACCATATATATTGGTCGATTAAAGAACTTAGAAGAATACCATTAATTATCGCATCACCGCAAGTTGATATTCCAATTTTCTTATTTAACAAGAATAGTTTATTCCCATAATGGCTATGTTTATATAGTTCTTTTCCTTCTTGTGTGAAATTTGTTGTAATACAACTATCGGCACCTATTACAATACCTTCCTGTGTATATGCAGTTACTATTAGAGACATATTTAAACTATTTAATTGTTCAATCAATAATATTTATTCTTTATTATCAGGAGCTTTATTCTTGTTTTGATTATCTAATTTCATTTTTGTTTCCCACTTGGCAATACTTAATTTATTTTGTTCTATTATTCTTTTTCTTTCTTCTTCAATTTCAAGGAATTCATCTATGTGTTTTTGAGGGATGCCGGTCTTATTCGACTCTAAAATTCCCGCTTTTAATTTTGCAAATAAATTATCTCTAGAGAATTCTAAATCAGAAAAATTCTTTTGTATATATTGATTGAAAGGATCGTCTCCATGTATTTGTTTCTGTAAATTGTCGAAATCTGAAATTATACGTTTTAATGCCGACAAACACTTATCTATATTTACTTCAGCAGCGCAACCATATTTACAATAACAATTAAGAGAGTTAACTAAACTTCCATAAGCGAAACTGTAATTGTCAGACGTTGCGTCGTCTTTAAGAATTTTAGCATAAGCTTCTAAGTAAGCTATGCTTCCTTGTATATATAATTCATTCTTTTTGTAGATAATATTTTGAGTTTCATTTATCTTTTGTTGAATCATATTATCTATGTTATCCGTTGTTTCTTTGAGTTCTGTTTTAGTCTTTTCCATCTCCTTTTTAACTTCATCTTTAAATCCTATATAACTAATGATTTGCCATCCAAGCAATATAGTAGTAGACAATGCAAGGATACCGACTAATATGCCTAGCCAATCAGCTTCCATTGGAGTTGTCCTGCAAAATGTAAATCCCGCAGCCATTAGAGCGAAAAATAAGGCAATTGATGATAGCCAAATGGATATTTTATTTTTCATCTTCTCTCACGCTTAAAACCCGCCATTGTGCCATACCTGATTTAATTGTTTGGTTTACATAGTCTTCAACCCATTGCTCGGCGCATTGTTTTAATACTGTACTACTATTTACATCTGCAGAGAAAGGTAATTCGTAAGTAGTATCATTCAATTCAAATTTTACAATATAATCTTTCATAATGTCGTATGTTTTAGTTACACAATCAATCTGCTAGACTTCTAATATTCAGCTTAATTTTGTTTCGATTATGATTCACATATAAGTGAATATACTTTTTCGTATGAATCCAATTTTTCAGTATCAAGCTTCATGCTTAATTTCTCTACTCTTTTTATATAGTATTTTACTACTTTCTTGTATTCAGATTTATAATATTCATTCCTTTCTTTATAATCTAAATTATCTTTATCCCCGAACTCGGATATTGTTTTATTGAATAATTCAATTATACTTTTATGAAATGACTCTTTATAAAGATTGAAAGACTGCTGTTTGTCATCGTCCAAAGCAAATAATTGAGCTTTTAGTAATATGGCATCATCGTTTAGATTTTCTTCTAATTTACCCTTAATTTTGCTAACGTTATTGGTCATCCCCCAAATCTTAAAGAAAAGAATGATTTGTAGTATTCCGAATACAATCATTACTACACCTGTAAATGTAATTATGTCTTCCATGATTTATTGATTTTTTGTTTGTTAGTCGCTTATTCTTAGTATATTAATCGGATTGTTCTTACAAATTCTCAATATCTTCCTGCTTCTCTATCTTGTCAATAGCTTCAGGAAATTCAATGCCATATTTTATATACTTTTTCTTATATTCTTTTTTTAGAGATGAGATTTGCTCTTCAAGAGCTTTCTTTTTACAACCATCAGGATCTGGAATAGAATCGTTATAATACTTCTTGATTCTATAAAACATGTCATTAAATAATAATTCTGCAATTCTATTTTTATCTCCTTTAAGGATTGCTTTTCTTAGCGTCCACTGGTCTGTCCCTCCTATAAATTCACTCCTCAAATCTCTAATATCATTGGTCATACCCCAAATCTTACAAAAGAGAATTATTTGCAATATTCCGAATATTATTGAAATGACTGCTATCAATATCAGTAAGTCTTCCATGTTATTTATTCATTAGTACATTAATTAATCGTTCTTTTTCCTCGAGAAGCTTATCCTTGCCTTCGATAACAGCTTTCAAATGCTTTATTTCTATCATAGCATCTTCAAGTTTATCTTGGCATTCATTAGTTGATATATTACCGTTATTATCTCTACCAACTAAAATATTCTTTGTACCATTTTGCATTACACTAGGTGTTATATCTTCGAAGAATGATGCAGGTGATAAGTTTAAAACAGATGAAATGTGTATAAGTAGTTCTGTATCAATATTTTCTTTTTCAAATATTGAATAAGTATAAGGTCTGCTTTTGTTTATCAACTTTGCAAAGTCTGTTACACTTATATTTCTTTTAGCGACTTCTTCTTTGATTTTGTTACCTATATGCATACGAATATTATTAAATTATCTTAATGGATTACACATTTTGTCTTGTTTTTAATTACAGTGTAATGTTTTTGATTACATTTGCACTATAAAGTTAACGCAAAACATTGATAACGCCAAAATAAAAGGGCAACAAAGTTAACTAAATAGATTATTTACTCTAAAAAAGACAAGATATGAAGAATCTAAATGAAGTAATGCGCATCCTAGGCGGAAGTAAACGTTTTGATTTCGAATACAATGAGAACGGATATTCCTGTATTCTAGTAGTTTCAAGTTACCACTCCGGTGAAGAAGTAAGACTCGACCTTTCTAAACTTGATGACGAAATGCTTGAAGCCTTGCAAGTAGAAGATAAAGATAATGAAGAAATGGAGGATTAAGTCATGAAAGTGAGAATCAAGAATGTAACCGGTTCAACTGGTAACGAATGGCTTCTATGGGAGCTAAAAAAAGAAGCAGGAGTAAAAGAAGGAGATATAGTTGAAGGTAAATTCAATCCTAAAAATAAGGCGGTAGACTTTACTAGGGGTACAACAGAATGTGTCGCTTGGCTCGGAGAAACTTGCGAAGAAGTCAAAGACTAAAATTATAAAGCATGCTGGCTTAGTTTTCGATGCAAACCCTTTGAGAATGTGCCATCTGGGCAACCGGAGAATCTGAAAGAGGTTACGAGATAGAATGAATCTTTAATCATCCGCGCAACAGCGATACGTTGTCCTTGGCAGGCTTGGTCGCCTTCCTGGGAACTAATTACTATAATATAATAATGTATATGGAAAATCAATTAGAAACTATCAAAGCTAATCTGCCTTACGGATACGAAAAGCAGATTGCGAAGGAAGTAGGATGTTCAAAGGGTACAGTGCACAATATCCTCAACAACAAGCCTGCTTCCGCTCGCTCAACCTACAAAGCAAAAGTATTGAATGTCGCTGTAAGAATGGCTAATGAAGCTTTGGAAGTCACCAAAGGAATCTCCAGAGCGGCAGCCGAACTAGAGACTTTGCATCATGGAACTGCAAGCTGATTCTGCTCTAACCAAGCGGGAAAATCAAATAGCGGGACTGGCTGCTTGTGGCTTGGCAAAGAAGGAGATTGCAGACAGATTAGGTACTGCCTACGGAACGGTAAATGTCCTGTTAGATAAGGCCTACAAAAAGACGGGGACCAGCAAATTGAACGAACTTGGTGCTTGGTGGATAAATAGAGTTTTTGCTCTAAATATAGACTTCAAGCAATTACAGAAATCATTAATCGCTCTTTCATTTCTTGGAATTATTGCCTTTCAAATTGCATTTGACTGCAACAACGACCTTAACCGGAGTCGGCGGGCAAGAATACGAAGAAATAGGATTGAAGAAGTATATGAACTCTAATCAATATTAATCAGGCAGCATAGCATAGAGATGCAGATGTGTTTCAGTAATTAAAAGCTCAACACCATTCAAAAGTAAAACAAAGAAACAGCCTAATTAGAGATTATGGAAAATTGCTTCGAAATGATGGTCGCACGATGTATTAAGATCGGAACTGTTCAAACGTTGACGATGTTAGGGCTACTTCCCGAAGTAGTAACTATATCACAAGCGGAAGATATATACGGAAAACGCCTGATTACAGAATGGCGCGAAAAAGCCTGGATTAAGTTTTATCCGGCAAATAATAAGGAAAGAGGAAAATATTATGTGAAGCGGTCAGAACTGGAAACAGCTAGCGCAATGATGGATTTGCATAATAAAGTTCCGGACAATATCATCAAACAATTAATGCAGACAGCTGTATGACACAAGTTAAACAAGGATCTTCCTTATTAAAGGAATTACAGGATAAGATAGGAAAGCAGTTGGATGAAAGAGAAAGCGCTATTAAAAATTACAGTCCTTCTCCCATCAAATGTAGTTCATCAAAAACAGATATCAGAAAAGAACCTACGGCTGAAGATATACTCCTAATGGAAGAGTATAGGCGTGGAGTATATCAAGGAGATTAAATCATTAATAATTAAATAATTATGAGTAATAGTATTCAAATCAAAGTGGAGGAGCTTAACGCACTTCCAGCAACGAAAATTGTCGAAAATGAGAAAGTTGAACAGAAGTTTGTCGGCATGTATAACGCTATTTGGGGCACAGAAATGGGTGAACAGATTTATAACCGCGAGAAGTTTCATTTCAATAAATTATTGACTGAAACGCCAGCTTTACAGGAATGTACAAAACTGTCCCTCTTTGGTTGTTTTCTTGATATGGCGGTGAATGGTCTTTCACTTGACCAATCAGGCAGGCCACAGTGTTATTTAATTCCCCGTAACGTTAAGGTAAAGACTCCTAGCGGTGATATGTGGGAAAAGCGAGCAGGACTTACTGTTTCTGCCTACGGTGAAGTATATATGCGACAACGCGCCGGACAGGTCCGCTATGTAGATAATCCTGTAGTAGTATTTGAAGGTGACAAATTCCGCCCTATTATCGGAGTAAATGGTGCTAAATCTATAGAGTACGAAGGAGCTTTCCCGAGAAAATCAGATAAGCCGGTTGCCGTATTTATCCGCATTGTACGCAATGATGGGTCAGTTGATTATTCTTGGATGATGGAATCTGATTGGAAGCGTCTATCAACCTTTTCTGCAAAGCAAAACAAGGGAACTGCAAACTCCCTGTATACCTCTAACGGTGGATTTATTGATACCGGATTCCTTGAAAACAAAATGATTAAACATGCTTTTGATGCATATCCAAAAGTGCGAACGGGCAATTATACATCTATGGAGACACAACAGGAAGAACCTGTTATTGATTACGGGCTAGTAGATGAAGAAAAGGTTAATGAGCCTGTTCAATCTGTAGCCTCTGCAGATGATACCAAAATACCTTTTGGGGAAGAAAAACAATTAGACGCTCCGGAGCCCGTTCAAGTGGCAGTATCTGACGATGATGCAGACGGAGGCTTCTAGCTATTACTAACCAATTTAAGAAAACGATTATGGCAACAGAATTAATCAAAATAGACGAAGTAAAAAACATTTTTTCATCATTTCCCGAAATTATGGGAAGGAATACTCTCTCCGTAAAAAAATGTAATGAAGCAGGGCAGGCTCTCCTTGATACAATCGAGGGAGAAGGTATGAATGAAACGATAGATCAGGCTGCAGCTGACTTCTTGAAAAAAGTAAATACTACTCTCAAGAATATGGACGAACGTCGCAAGCCCATCACGCAGATATTCGACAAAGTTCGTTCTTTCTTTACTTCACAAGAAAAAGAAATTGATCCTAAGGATTCTTCTACAATCCCCGGAAAGCTTGTAGCAAAGCGCAATGAGTATGCTAAGTTCAAATATGAAGAAGAGCAGAAGAGAAAGAAAGAAGCCGAGCAAAGAGTATTAATCAATAATGAAAAGGTAAGCTATCAACAAGCAATAGAAAATGGACTTCTTTCTTATTTCAGTTCATATCTATCTTCTAAGGTAACCGAGCTGCAGAATATTTTTTCGGGATTGACTTATGTAAACTTTGATAGAGAAGTAATCGGTATAACTGTTTTCCAAACTGATTACCCGAAAGCTCATTTTGATAAATTCACTGCTGAATATGCTACCTATTATATTAATAAGGAGATAAAAGCAGAGATTCGCAAAAATACATTGCTGGGTAAATATGAGCAATACGCTCAACAGTATAAGGCTAAAATTTCAAGTGTTAAACAAGATCTTATCGATCGTATTCCGTCTAAGCGTAAAGAGTTGGCTGAACTGGAACAGCTTCGCTTGGCAAATGCAGAAGAAGCCGCAAAAGCAGAAGAATTGCGCAAACAACGAGAAGCAGAAGAGGCAGCCAAACAATTACAAGAGTTAAAGAGAAAGGAAGAAGCAGATAGGCAGGAGGTTGCAATGAAAACTCAACAAAGCTCAATCGGTAATCTTTTTGCTGGTGCTGCTGCATCTGTTGCACCTCCACCGACAAACGCTAAGGTAAAAGAAAAGATTGTTGTTCTTCATCAGCAAGGATACCTGGAAATATTTCAGATGTGGTGGATAGGCGAGGGGCAGACTCTTCCTTTTGATGAGTTAGAGAAGATCTTTAAAAAGATGACTACATACTGCGAGAAGAAAGCAAACAGTAAAGATCAGACACATATTGAATCACAATTCATCAGCTACGAAGCAGATGTGAAAGCTAAATAGTTATGTCAAATCCCGATTCATACTATTCACGTTCGGAAGTCAGTAATTCAGATCTGACAGAGCTTAAAAACTATCTTTATCCCCGTGTTCAATACGGGGATAAAGAAAAGGCTTTCAAGTTCGGTACTCTCGTAGATGCTCTTATCACAGAGAATGACCGTGTCCGGTATGACAAGCTGATGGTAGACGATTACTTGTATACGACAGAAGAATTTGAGCTAGGGCTTGAAATGCGTAAGGCGCTCCGGAAAGAGGCAGAGAAAGATCAATTCCTGACTGTCGTGTTGGCGCAATCTGATACACAGAAGTTCATGGTAAATAAGCAGCAGGAGTTCTATTATGGAAATTTTGCCTACCATCTTGATACACGATGTAAATGGGATTGGTGGTTGTCTGCTTACAATTTTGGAGGTGATTTAAAAACGACTTTTGCAGAGTCACAGGCGCAATTTGATGAAGCTATCGACTTTTTCGACTGGGACCGTTCCCGTGCCTGGTATATGGATATTGCAGGGAGCAATAGAGATTTCATCTACGCAATCTCAAAAAAGAACTGTAAAATCTTCAAGCATTTTATCACCGACCGTAACCACCCTACGTATATCAAGGGGAAAGAGAAATACGAAGACCTTGCTTTTAAATGGTGGCAACTAATGGTTTAAATATATTTTAAGTGAAAACAATATGAACTTACTAATCACTCCAAAAGAACAAATTTTGGCTGAATTACAAAATATTGATTCTTTTCTCAATATCACAATGAGCGAAAATGCTGAAGAAGCCGTACAGCGTGGCAATGACCTGGCTGTATATGTTGCTCGCTCCGGCAAACTGCTTGCAGACTCGAAATACTGGCTTAATGAGACAATGAAGTCCGAGGTCATGCAAACACTCGTTGATACAGCTAAAAATGCGAAAGCGACAGCAACAGCGATAAATGCCCTAATTAGTTCTTTATGCCGGGAGGAGCGATATCTCGTCGATTGGTGCGAACGTTGTAACCGGACAGCAACACATCAATTATCATGGTGTGTAACTGTGATAAGTAAAGCAAAAGAGGAAATGAAAATGGCCGGAATGCATAACAACAAAAAGTAATTATTATGAAAATTTTAAGAAAAATTACAATCGGACTGGCCGTTGTCGGCCTGTTTACAGCATTATCTTTTTCTCAAAGAGAAGATGCAACATCAAGAGAAATAACTACGGCTGCCGTCATGGGAGTTGTATCAACATTTAGTATTATCACTTTATCAACCAAAGAAGATTATGGAACAAGCAAAAAATGAGATTAAAAAGGCGGTCGTTAAGAAAGACCGGCTGAATGTTGTGTATAATGAACGCTTCTCTGAAGCAAACTACACGAATGTAATTAACAAGAGCTGCGATCAGATCATTCACAGCGATTTAAGGGAGGCGTTTATTCGGCTTAGATTGCATCTCGTCGTATTGTGTGAACAGCCAGAGGCTTCTAATATCAACAAGGATAGCTTTTCTTCTCCGGGCTATGCAGAGACACTAGAAAATTATATCATTACAGGTTATGCAAATGACAGCGTCGATGGTGTTTCTGGAATTACTATCATGGGGTCTAAACTTCTTCAGTCCGGTAAAGTTGTTGATCTAAAAATCTTCGTCCCTCTTCTTGATGAACAATACCCTTACTATGAGGAATTAAGTATTGACGCTGCCGCTTGTGATGCGGAAGTTGAAAGTTATCTGTTTGAAGAAAAATGGGGAGTCAGACAGGAACGACTGGATTTCGAAACAGATGAACCGGAAGAAGCCGTCGTAATTGAAGAAGAAAAGCCGAAAGGGAGGGGGCGCAAGAAGCGCTTAGAAACTCCTGCACCTCTTGACGCAACCGCATAAATCACTCTTGGGGGATTAATCTCCCCCATTAAACAACACTCTAAATCATGAATATTGAATTAAAAGGAGATAATTTCGAATTATCATTCAACTATAAGATTTCTATTATAGAACGGGTTCGGCAGATTCCCGGAAGACGTTTTGACGGTGCTAGAAAAGTTTGGATAGTACCTACACGGAGTAGAGTTGATCTTGAAAGAATGATTTATCAGATACAGCAGTTTGAAAATATAAATTGGGTGAGCGGAACTACAAAGAAAGAGGAAGATATTGCTTATGATGTTCCGGAACTTCCAGATCTAACAATTCCGCATAGCTTAAAAATTCAGCCTTATCCCTATCAACTCAAAGGTATTGCCCGGGGATTGGAGCTAAAGCGCTTCATGAACTGCGATGAACCAGGACTCGGAAAGACATTACAAAGTATTGCTACCATCAATCTAGCGAACGCTTTTCCCTGTCTTGTCATTTGCCCATCATCATTGAAAATCAACTGGCAACGGGAATGGGAGAAGTTTACGGATAAAAAAGCAATGGTACTCACAGATAAAGTACGTGATACATGGACCTTCTTTTATCAAACAGGAATGCATCAAGTCTTTATCGTAAACTATGAATCACTAAAGAAATACTTCGTACAACGCATAAAGAAAGCCGAAGGCTGGACGCTGCGCGATGTGGAATTTAGAAACTCAATCAATTTATTCAAGTCTGTTATCATTGATGAAAGCCATCGCTGTAAGTCTGCATCTACTCAACAGGCAAAGTTTTGCAAGGGTATTTGTACAGGTAAAGAATGGGTGATAGAGCTTACAGGAACACCGGTAGTAAATCGGCCTAAAGATTTGATTCCACAGCTGGCAATTCTAAACCGTATGGATGATTTCGGTGGCTACAAACCATTTGTTAACCGGTACTGCTCCGGACAAAGAGAAGCATCGAATTTGAAAGAATTGAACTTCAATTTATGGAAATATTGTATGTTTCGTCGTGAAAAGTCTCTCGTCCTTACAGATCTTCCAGATAAGATACGCCAGGTAAATACATGTGAAATTACTAATCGTAAGGAGTATATGGATGCAGAGCGTGATCTTATTATGTATCTACAGAAATATAAGGATGCCGACGATGAAAAGATTGAAAAGGCTCTGCGAGGGGAAGTCATGGTACGTATCAATATTCTACGGCAGATCTCCGCACGTGGAAAAGTACGCGATGTTATTGAATTTGTGAAAGACTTCCGAGAGAATGGAAAGAAGATAATTCTCTTTTGTTCGCTTCATGAAGTTGTAGATCAACTGAAACGTTACTTTCCCACTGCTGTATCTGTTACCGGTAGAGATTCGCAGGATGAGAAGCAAAGAGCGGTTGATGCCTTTCAGAACAATCCAAAAGCGGATATAATCATTTGCTCGATAAAAGCGGCTGGAGTTGGTTTAACGCTTACTGCATCAAGTAATGTCGCTTTTGTTGAATTCCCTTGGACGTATGCTGATTGTTGTCAGTGCGAAGACCGGGCACACCGTATCGGGCAAAAAGACTCTGTTACCTGTTACTACTTCCTTGGCCGGCGCACTATTGACGAAAAGGTCTATCGCATAATTCAAGAGAAGAAAAACATTGCTAATGCTGTAACTGGTTCTACCGAGGATATTGAAGAAAATATCGTCGATATGGTTGCACGTATCTTTGATACTGATTATGATGATGAATAATTTAAGTCTGCAAAGATATGAATCTAATCAGGCTGAACTGGTGACCAAATGATTTCTCCATTGATATATCTGAAGTGTATTGAGGAACGGTTTGCAACCTTCTCTCCTGAAAAAGAAAATTCTTTATGAAAATTCTCACTTTCATGGTTAATGGTAATAACCAATGTATCATTTGTCGTGACTTTCTCTGTATTGATTTTATAAGATACAGATGTTTCAAGTCTACTTGAAGGGCGGATTGTTCTATTACGATATATTGTTGACATATATTTGTTTTTTGCAAATATAATAATAATAAACTAATAAGCCTTGGGCGGCTTTATAAAACCCAGTATTAGAAAGTATGAATAAACTTGGAATTTTGGCGGCTATCGTATTTGTCGCAATTCTTGTGGGATGTTTTGTTACCATCCCTTATTATAACGTTTGGCAGCAAGAAATGTCTGGAAAGGCTGAATTCGCTAAAGCAGAACAAAACCGTAAAATAAAGATTGAAGAAGCTAAAGCTAATCTGGAAGCTGAAAAACTGAATGCCCAAGCTGAAATCGAACGTGCCAAAGGTGCTGCCGAAGCGATTAAAATTGAAAATGGAAGTATTACTCCTGCATATATCCAATATTTGTGGGTACGTCAACAAAGCAATCTGAATGATAAAACTGTGATATACATACCAACGGAAACAAACCTTCCTGTTTTGGAAGCGTCGAGAAATAAATAATAAATCTGCTATGCGGTAGATTCTTGTTTACCGCATAGTTCAAATCAATTTAGATATGAATAGAATCCAATTGCATAAGTCCATTCAGCACGTTACAACCGCTAATGGCAAATTGAGTGATAAGACAATAAAGTTAATCAATAAAATGGCAAAGAAAGCGTATGGAAGTAAATGATATAATGCAGCATATCGATGAATTGCTGCAAAACTACTCAAATAAAGAGTGTGCGGAGATTTTAAAAGAGGTAGTAAGTGAATGTCAGTCACGCATTGAGAATTGTGATGAAGGTGTTTACACTAATTCATAACAGAATAGAATTGAATGAAACGTCCACAGAGTAATGGATTATTCGAAGTTGCAGGAGGTCAAGAGAAAGAACGTGGCTTCTGCTGCATGAAACTGATAACTTTCCTCTCTGCTAATAATGTAACAGATTGGGATGAATGGCATGGAGCGCATCTTTCTGCTATGTCAGGGAGATGTCCCTATGCTTCGCAGTGCCCAATTCATGAGAGAACGATAGCAGTAGTAGGTAGAAGACCAATACAATTTAGCTTATTTTGAATAATGACTAAAGAAAAGTGCATTTTATGTGGAAGAGAAACGGTATCGGTTATTAAAACTGGTACCGACTTTATGTGTTATAATTGCTATGCAGATCAGCGTAATCCTCCACGTTCAAAAGAAGTACATAATAACGAGGAAGCTCGCATACAAACAGAGTTTTTTAAACTTATTCCTCTATATTTCCCTAATATACCTGACAAACTTATATTTGCCGTTCCGAACGGTGGAAGCCGTCATATACGTGAAGCTGCTAACCTGAAACGTCAAGGAGTAAAGCCTGGTGTTTCTGATGTGATCGTACTTATTCCCAAAAAGGGCTTTGCTTCTCTCTGTATAGAGTTTAAAACGAAGGTGGGGAAACAATCAGAATATCAAAAAGAGTTTCAAAAACAGGTTGAAAGTTGCCGTAATAAGTACGTGATAGTCCGAAGCGCATCACAGGCAATCGAAGAATTACGAAAATATCTTTCTTAATAGAATTGAAATTTGTAATACTGAAATTCCACAGATTGAAATAGCTTTTATATGATAGGGGAGAGGGCGTCTATTTTTTATATCCTTGCTCTAAAATTACAAGTATGACATTTGAAGAAGCAGTGTTGGACGGTTAGGAAAAAACTATTTATAATTAAAAACGAGTATCTGTGGTGAGCAAACTCTGACCTCTTTTGTTCTTAATGAAAAGATTCAGAGTTATGAAAAAGCAAATAGAGATACATAAGATAGATATATCTAGCGTTCTGCCGCTTAGATTTGCAGACGAAGGTATAAAGGCCGGTTTTTCTTCACCGGCACAAGATTATTTGGAACAAGCTATTGACTTGAACAAAGAGCTTATAAAACACCCAGCATCGACTTTTTACGGTCGTGTGGTGGGAGATTCTATGAGAGATGAAGGAATATAAAATTGTTCCATTTAATATATCCCTTTTAATAATTGATAGTCTAATATTTCTTTTTAGATTTGAAAATGTAGTGACGTATTTGCACCTCCCTGAGGTAACAAATGTCATCTTCAAACTGTTATTTAAATTCACTTATTGGCTAAAATCCCTCTATACAATCAGAATAGCCTCCATAATTTTTACTAATAAGGATTTTAATGTATATACCACTCCATTGTCCATCTTTACATGGGTTAAAACCATGTTTTATTTTATTTACAAATTAATTTAACACCCACTCAATTGGCCTCTATAAACAATAGATGTGACGTAGTAGCCTGAGAGAACAAAGCCATTAAAACAAAGATAGGGGAGGGTAGTAAAATATACTCACTACACACTTTTATTATTTAACACAAAGATAATGAATATATTAATGTTATTGATAAAAAATTCAATTACACGAAATAGCGATTAGCGTTTTCTAAGTTAAACTAAAAAGACATCTAATAAAACGATATATAATTATTAATCTCCGTTAGATATCTTTCGACAATTTCATCTTCATTTACATTCCCACCCTCCATCAAACTCAATAATACAGATTCGTATATTTCATTCTTGAGCTGTTCAACATCAAGTTTATCTTCTAAATCCTCAATAATCGACTCAGCCGTTATTTCATAATTTTCTTCCATTGCAATATCCATGGCTCTATAGTCTAGCACCGTTTTATATATCTTTTTTGATATCATCTTTGCTTTCTCTTCAATATTATTATCAGGAGATTCTTTGATTGATAAAATATATTTGCTTGATGAGTAATCAGCCTCTGGACTGCAGTCATAAAAAGATACTTTCAAATCAAATAGTATTTTAAAGAAAGGATTGCTATCTATCAAGTCATTTCTACTGATCCAACCTTTTAAAACCCCTTCATATAAAAGTAGCCAATTCTCATCAGTTAGCGATTTTTCCGTAAACGAATGGGCTAAATTCTCTATTTCTGACTTCAGCAAGGAGGTTGGACTGAACTCCGGTCTACTATTTACTATATCTAATAAAAGTAAAGAGGATATTGCATTTTCCATTTTCAATATTAATACACTATCATGTTCAGTTATTGGCAGATCGAACCTTTTGCACAACCAAAGAGCCCAAGATACTTCCAAATCTTGTTTTAGTGGAATATGATCTCGAAAAATACAATCTACAATACGGGCTAGCTTCTTTTTTGAATCATCCTTTAATAAATATGAATATGAATCTAATATTTTGTAAGCGATATTCAAGATACTTGGATCAAGCATTATAGTTTTAAAAAGAAGATTCTCAAATGTTTTCCATTCCTGGCTCTCTATCTTTACCCTTAATGGATTTTTTGGATCAAAAACTCGTAATCCATATCGAAATATTTGTCCGATTTTTCTCGGATTCTTTTCTGCAAACTTCCAAATCAAACTAAAATATATTCTGAGATTTGTATCTGTTATTTTATTTAGATTAAATTTGGATAAATCTATGGCAAATTGATCTTCAAACTCAAAAGGAAATTCTCTGATCTGTATTTTTTCTTCATTTATTGATAATCCAAATTTGTCTAGCAATCCTTGCATAAATTTCAATAAATCTTCTGCTTTTGATAAAGTATCAACATAAAAATAATAGTCGTCAAAATAACGGCACCCTACTATGCTATTATCATATATTTTAATACAGCTATCTATCCTAGAACAAATTAATTCCGAAATAATAAATGAAATATCAGTACCAATAGGAATACCTATCGTCTGGTTACCTTGACAATTTCTAATGTATTTATCAATTTTATCAGCCTTATCATAAATCACACAGTCCCTATCTCCACTATCAACTTTAGAAGCTATTTCTCTTTTAGATAAATTGTAAATACTTTTAGCCTTTTCTTTCCCTAATAAAGCCCATGGGACAGAATGAGTATAAATACTAGGGTAGAATCTCGAAATATCTAATATTATCTCAACTTTTTTATCAAATGAAGCTTCCAAACATTTTTCTCTAAAATCAGAAACGCCCTTACATGATGTTGAGAAACTTCTCCTAGATAATTCTTTATGATACAAAGGTCTAGATTGTGAGAAAGGCGATGCATCTATAACGTGATCTATTTCATCCCAGGTATCAACTACTTGCTCAACTAATTTCATATAGTGTAATGGGTTGGGGATACCGATATATCTTCTTGACAATTTACCTTTGGTTATAGAATACCTACAAGGGAAAGATGATGGATATTTTTTTGTATCTATTTTATCCATTTCCCGCTTAATCATAGCATATTTTGTACCAAAACTAAACGTATTAAATGGTTGTGGTAACTCTTTCGGGAAATATCCTCGTAACAAAATATCTTCTACTGTTGGTTTCATATATAGTGAATAATGGAATCCCCTTTGGCATCATGCGCCAAAAGGTTAATCTAAACCTTAATCCGATTACGAATTACACAATGAAAAGGGATCCATATTTTAAATATAATTAATTGACGGGGCTAAAGTACAAATTAATTATATACAAACAAACTCTTTTGTTTAAAATAATTGTATTCAATGCAAACATACTACTTTTCTCTTATTATGTACATGCCGAACTTTATTCTCAACTCAACAGTAACACCTATGTAACCCTTCTAGGGAGTTTGATTGTGTGCTGTTGATAGGGAGGGTTACAAAACAAAGAGATAGCTATTCGGCTACCTCTTCTTTATTACTTTCTAATTTTAGACGAAACTCTCGGAGCTGGTCAATAGCTGTATTGAACGTAGGGTTCTCCCAGTTTTTGGAAATTATTTGTATCATGGTACTTAAAAATGCGCCACAATCAACAATACGAGCGGCTTTATCTAATTGAAATTCTTCGCTCGGATAAGCCTTATTCTTTAATATATCTTGTGCCCAAGTAAGAATTTCCTGAACAGACTCATGGTCGTATTTATGTTCTTCTTCCATTACTTTATATTTTTAGGCAAAAGTAGAGAAAGTTATTCAAAAATAAAAGCCCCGACTACACTTAGTCGAGGCTCATTCCTTTTGGAGTAAATAGCGTATTATCTCTCAAACTCAAAATCTAGCAATTTTTCTCAGCAGGGAGATGATACAACAGACATCCACGTCTATTCACAAATATACTATTATTCTTTTAACTTGAATACTATTCTGTCAATTATTAGAAAAAATGAAGATTAATGATTCTAGTATTTTATAGAAGGTATAAAGAAATAGTTTGGTTACTTCTACTATTTTTTTCTAGTTTCATCTTTGACTTTATCCCATTCTCGCTTAAACATATTCTGGCATTCATTCACAAGAACCTCATATCTAATATTTTGATAACTCACATCGAATGAAACAATTGAAAAGGTATTTATTATATCATCTAAAATGGAAATAATTTCGGCATCCTCCTTCGGATTCAATTTCATTTTTAATAGAATTGACTTTTCAACTATCTCTCTTTTACTTAAGCCTGTTTTAAACTCATCTTTTATAGTATCTGAAATTATCTTGTTTTTATTAAATTCTATAGTCATGGCTTCTATTTCTTCCTCAGTAACGAGATCAATGAGTTCTTGAGTTATTACCATTGAAGATTCATTAATTATCTTATTACTATTTAAGAGATAAAAAATTACTGATGACAATAATACAGAAAACTCATTACGAACATCTTGAATCCACTTTATCCGCTCTGAAGTTATAACATTAATGTATTGTGATGTCTTTAGATTCTTCCTTGTATACAATTGAGCGACAAATGCTGCAATAACGCCTGAAGAAAGTAATAATAACAATGTTTCCATAATTAATTTATTTTTTTGACAAATATACTATTTTTCAACTATCTTATACACTATTCCCCCAATTATTATTAAGACTATGATACCTATATACACTTTATCTTTATGCATGTCCCACCAAGAAAGCTCTATCATCTTCTCCTTCTGATTCAAAACAGCATTGACCTTATTACTAATAGTATCCAACTGGTTTGAAAGCTGCTGTAATGTTATAGATAATGTTTCATCAACTTCCGTCCGTTCCTGATCCTGCTTGGTTGCAGTAGTGATACTTTCTTTCACCGGATATTGTTTCCCTGTTGAATCAGGTGGTGAAAGATAAACAATCGTATTCTCTATCTTCAAATCGCTTAATCGGTCATTCACAATCTTCGTTTGCTTGCTTAGACCTAAACGCAATTCTTCCATTACTTTTAGGAGATACTGAAATTCACCGGAATAGTCAACCCGCTTCTGTATATCAATATTGCGAGAAGTCTTGCAGGATGACAACCATATTCCCGACATCAGGAACATGGTTATATAAATCAAGGCTTTCATAATTCCAGGTATTTGGCAATTCCCTCGACGTGTATCCGTGCAACCGCATCCTTCCCCCGTGGAGATAATAAGAACTCCACATCTTCCTTATTGTCCTGAAAGAAGTTCTCTGTGAGCACTGCCGGGCAATTTGTATCCCGACAGATGGCAAGGTTTTGTTGCCAATACAGTTGCCCAGGCGTCTGCTTGCGAATGGGAACTGGAACACACTCTGCTGCTTGGCTCAGGCAGTCAGCCAACTTCTTGCTGTTACTTGACGCATTGTTCGATACAAATACGCTCCATCCTTTTGCTTTCATCCAACTAGCACCGGAGCCGGCTGCATTACAATGAATAGAAATAAGGATAGCTTTCTTCCCGGTTTCTTTATAGATAACATTAGCTCGTCGACATCGCTCGGACAATGGAACATCTGTGTCCTCTTTAACGATGCGCTCGGCATCAATTCCCAACTTACGCAATCCGACTACTACCATATCGGCAATCTCACGTGAATAAGCCCATTCCATCAGCCGACCATCCGGCGAACGTTTGCCAGGAGTATTTTCCCCATGCCCGTTGTCAATTAGTACTTTCATTTTGCACCTCCTTTTTGTAAGTAGTTCGTTAAATAGGGGATGTTCTTTATAAACTCAACACTTAATACATAGTGCAAGAAAGCTACTACCTTATGGCCATTGCTAGAGTTGGGTAGAATTTCTTTGATATTCCTTAGAATGTTCACCCCGTAGAAATAGAAAACGCTATACGTAATAAATGAAACACATTGTAGCGCACCTTCCGGATTTCCTTTGTGTTCACCAATAAAGTAGATGCAGCTAACCAAGGCAAAGAAAATAGTTGCTTCTACGATACACCTCCAAGCCTTTTTAAAAGAAAAACTCTCATGATTGATAAGGAGTGCAGTAAGTAGCCCGCAAATGAAATTGAGGGCAAATACAGCAATAAGACTTTTGATCTCCCCAGAAATAGGATTGAGATAAGCAGCTATGCCGGTAACCAATCCAATAAGTAAGTTTTTGAAATAATCCATATCATTTTTATCTAAAATATTAATACTTTATTTTAATACCTCGCTACAATCATCAATAGCTGTCTGAAATACTTGTTTCACTTCGCCAAAGGTTAGCCCGTGATCCTCATGTAGAGAAAAGCCGGTTACTCCATTTCGCGAAGTATTGAAGAAACCTACTGTGGCTTCATCCTTAATAATCTCGGCAGTAATATCTTTGATAGCCTCGGTACCACGGGTTGACATTCTGTACTTAATCCTGATAGCGTCCGTAACCTTAGTTGTGGCAGTACTGTTAGTTGATGTAATGTTCATTCTTTACCTCCTCCTTCAATTAGTTCATTAATTTGCCCGAAAGCACCTGCCGTAAAGACATCTGCACAAATCTCCTTTAAGAGAGTAGCGTCTTCTGTTGTAATCTCAAGTATTCCTCGGTTATTTATGATTTGTTGGAGCATATTGTAGGCACGTAGTTTTTTTGCCATATCCATACCTGATTGAGGATTCATACCGGCAGCATAAAGCGCTTCCGAAACCATATCACGAAGAAACTGCTTCTGTTCCTTGCCATTGACTATTTTAATGGCTTCCTTACCTCTAAAATCTATTAAAGGTTTGTTTAAATTTAATTTCATAATCATTAATATTAAGCGATTGATACTAATAGTCCTTTTCTGAATTTCATATTACTACCAAAATCGAAATCAATACCTTGGTAATAGTTAATTCCACCATTTCCATCCCTAGATGTAATACAGCCGAAATTATCAGCCAGGCATAGTTCACTTGATAATGTTCCTTTCACATAAACACCTCCATCAAAGAAGCCTGCATACGTTGTATTTGCTAGTGGATAGCTTCTGTCTGATGCATTTAGATTTCTGGAGGCATAAATACAAGCTCCACCAAAATTAGAACCAATAGCAGCAACCCCAAAACGTCCATCTGTTTCTGCATTGAAAGTGACATTGACAACTCCTTCTTTTGATGTTCCAGAGCCTAGTTTTAGACTTCGTGATGTTCCTCCAAAATATCCTGAACGCGTCCATACAAGACGTCCATTTTCGATAGTAAAACCACCTATGAACCCGGAATCAGCGTCTATCCTGCGAACCTTTATCAAATCAGTATTCAAATATCCACCTACAACAATGGTAGTACCAAGTTTTGCATATTCAACTGCATCCTCAAATGCCAATTTACCCAATCCGTCTCGATCAATCTTGGAGTTAATCATTGTCTGCAGATCACTATGCAGTGCGGTGATTGTAACAGCACCTTCCAAATTAATTTTAGATGAGTGAATCGTAGTCTCTCCGGCCGCCTGGTTGATATAAGATATAAGCGTATTACCGTTTTCCAGTTCTTTAGAAGCATATATCTTATTACCGTCAGCTGTAGTAATCCAACCGGCGGTATCTATCCTTTGCGTTAAGCTATCGACCCGCGTAACTTGTGCAGAGATTTGAGTATTGAGCACTTTCAGATCAGCGGTACATTCATCTGAATAGCTTTTCAGTTTGTCTTGTATGGCTTTGTTTGCTCCTTCAACGGCTGTATTGAAACTAGCTAAAGCAGAGTTGAATAGAGTAAACTTATCATCTACATTCTTTTTTTCCTCAATAGTCGTTTGTCCATCTGCAATAGCTGTATTTATTGCAGCAATAAGATTGTCAATTGCACCTGACAAAGAAACCTTGGCATTAAGTAAATCTGTTTTAGCAGAGCCTTCCAGATAAGCGTTCACATATAGTTTGCTATATGTAGCTTCAACAGCAGATTTCGTATTTCCGACTGTATTTAAGTATTTCTCAATCGCTTTAGCTTCCGCCTCGTCTATAATGCCATCCGCAAATGCGCCATCTACATAGTCATGCAAGCCTTCAACTGATGTTGCAGCATCCTGCGCAGCCTTAGCAGCATCCGCAGCATCCTCTAAAGCCTGCATTGCCTGTTTCAGTGCTTCATCCGAATAATCCTTTAGCTTGTCCTGTATAGCCTTATTAGCGGCTTCAACAGCAGTATTAAAATCAGCATAGGCAGAATTGAAAAGAGTGAATTTATTATCCACGTCTTTCTTTTCTTCAGATGTTGTAAATCCGTCGAAAATTGCGGCATTGATAGTATTAATCAGGCTTTCAATACTCCCCATTAAGCTAACTTTAGCATTGAGCAAACCAATCTTTGCAGGACCGGATAAATAAACATTTGTGTAGAGTTTATTGTAAGTTGCTTCGATAGCTTGTTTGGTATTGTTGACAGTATTGATATACTTTTCAATAGCTTTTGCTTCTGCTTCGTCTATAATTCCGTCAGCGAAGGCTCCATCTACATAATTATGAAGTCCTTCCACTGAATCAGCAGCATCCTTGGCCGCTTTAGCTGCATCCTTTATTTCCTGATGAGCAGCTTCCCATTCAGACAGATTTTCCAATCCGGAAGAACCTGCTTTTATTTGAATGTTACCGCCGATCTCACTTTTTACTAGATCGAAATATGTATCACCATCCGGAGAAAGGATTCTTTCTGTTGTTACGCGGCCCGGCAGAATTTCAGTAAATCCGTATAGCTGAACAAAACTTCTACTACCTTCATACTCGCTGTTAAGCACTCCGGTGAGTAAATGATAATATCCAGCTATCTGTTCCATTTTAATAGCTGTTTCACTCAAGAGGAATGTTCCGGCTTGATTCTCCTTGCCAACTTTAGCATATAGATAATACTTCTTGTCCGGGTCAATGAGTACCGGAGAATCATAGTTAGCCATGTCCCAGTACTTGTATTCATCTGCCTTATGAGAAGAAGAAAGAGAACTAATACCGAGTGTCAAATGCTGAAGGATTCCTGCCGGAGCGTTCAGTATCTTTGTACTTGTATTGAAAGTAATATTATGAGCTACTTGAACCGGATTCGTTTTTGAATTGACAAAACGAAATTGCAAGCTTTCGTCTCCGACAAGCAGTTGCATGGTTGAAACGGTTATCGGATTGACGGAGCCGGAGAAGTTCAACAGTGCATCTTCAAGCATAGACATCGTTTCCTTTGCGTCACGGAAACGACGTTTAGTGAATTGTAAAGCGTCCTTATGCTTCTCAATAACTGTCACCTCGTTAGTTTCTATCTTGTTCAGATCACTTGACACAGACGTACCTATCGATTCGTTAGACAATTCAATTTCGGGTGAATACGGATTATTCACAAAACGTTTGATTCCAATCATCCGGATAAGAGAACCTTCCGGATGAAACTGTGTATCAGAGAAGTTTACATATCCACCTAGCACAATCTTTCCGCCTATCTCCAACCAGCGTTTTTTAGCCCAAATACCGTCCAATGTCCCGGTAAATATGAATGCTTTATCTTCATGTTCATAGAGGTATTTAGCAGCTTCCTTGAAAGCTTCCCAGCTCGCACCCGTTTGTGTGCTATCGTTACAGATATAAGCCTTCGGCAATTGCATTCCGAACACTGCGTATGTATCACCAACCTTCGGTCGCCAGACTTCCGGCTCCGGCATAGTAATACCATCAATTTCCTGCGGAACAATTTCAAATCGACGTGCCTCTTTCTTGTCTTTCGCTTCATGGATATACTTTACTTCGAACTCCTTGCCTGTAAGCATACCAGTCTGGAAAATAACCGTCATTGTTTCTCCTGCTATGAGACAATCTTCGAAATTCAACTCTTCAGGAATGTCTTTATCTACAAAGTCAAAGAAGTTATTCTCCTTGTTCACTTCAATAACAGAACTAACAGTACCAACACGGGAAGGATAAATAGCTGTACAGTCCAGACTATCTTCCTTTGCTGTTGTAAGTTTTTTATCAGCACGCATGACACAAGTTCCATCCGCATCTGTCTTATACGTTCTCCCTTCGTAAACAAGAGTCTTATTCTTTGGAAGTAACAGGTATTTAGATCCGTATGTAGAATAATCAATATTGCGATCTGTCGTTTCTACCAAAATTATTTCGGGTGGTATATCCCCAGAAGTCCTACCAATACCGACCTTGAAGCCGTGGCCTTTACCATACGACAGTTTCAAAGGGTTCTCCTTGTTATACTCAACTTTACGCAGATGGATAGTCTTAATTTGTTTTCCTTCAACCGTTTCTTCAGTGATCTGCCATTCTGTCTCATATAGTTCTGCAAGCTGGTTGAGAGCATCAAGAATATAGGTGTGATTGTAATTAATTACTTTCTCTGTTCCTTCGATGTAATTACCGACTTTCCAGCCGATTCCCCGACGATTCAAGTTTTCAACGAGTAATTGCAAATGTTCATGTGCTTTTGCCGTATACGCGAATTTGATGCTATTCTCTGCGGTATGACGAACTTTCCACATCATTGCATCAGCTTTAGACGTTTCAAGGATAAGTGTATATTCGAAGTTACGTTCACCGTTCTTCTTGAAATTGCTATCCTTCTTCAAAGAATAACGCTTCCCGTAGAAGTCACACCAGGAGCCAACCGGAATTTCAATATACCCCGGATGAGAAAAATACAAAGTGAGTGTATCTTCTCCCATGATAGCTTCATAAGAGTAGCTTTCATCCTTTACTTCGATTTTTATTTCCTTATCACTATTATATAAACTTATCATGTCCTTAGAATTATATCCTAAAATATAAACATCAAATAGAAATGTATTGAATAATAGGCATAAAAGTAAGGAAATGATAGACGAATCATTGATAAAATAATATATTACACGCAACATCAACGGCAT